TGGATAAATCCCTCAACGTTGTCGAGATCACCAGTCAATTGCGTTGAACATAAAGCGAAGTACGCATTACGAACAGGTGAAGAACCAAATTTATCTTGTCCTTCGATGCTGGATAATATCGTGTATGCATTGTTGTTTAACAATGTACGAACGACTGCTTGAACGTCTGACAATTCCAACTCAGTTGGGTTATCACCATTCACACCACCTACTGCATTGATCGCCGCAGCTGTAGCTGCTAACATATCACGAGTAAGAATGTCTTCAGTTTGGCGTAAAGATACACCTAAACGAGCTGCTGCTTCATTCAAGACTGGGTCTTGGTTTTGAAGAGTTACTTGTTCATTAAGTTGTACGTATTGGCCATAAAAAGACATTTTTGCATCGATATCAACCGCAGTCAAAGGAGTAGCTGGAGGAGTAATACCAGTATTACCAAGTGGGACTAATGCAACTGGCAATGGATTATAACGTCTCATTCTCAGTGTTGTACCACCATTTCTAGGCATTTTATAATGCATAGCAGGAATTTTATGAATCATGTTTGGGACCGGCACAGAGAGCAACTTATGACTGAATGATTGCTGCACTGGTGCTGGTAAGAGGGTCGTTGTCGTGATAGGCATCGTGTTATCCTTACAAAAGGAGGCACATATAACCTAGACTGACGAAGTCATAGTACGATTTAGACGTCAGAATATTGGGGTGCGAATCCCAGTACAGCTTTATGATAATGACAGTGTGAGGTTGCGAATCTCTGTAACGCATATTAATTAGTATAAACAGATGTATTCGAAGATTTCAATAAAAAACCCCCATCAATAGAAACGAGAGAAACTACTGATAGGGGTAAAAAAAGGTAAAAAAGAAGAGTAGTATGAATTTAGTATATATTAATTTCTTCGAGCTTCCATCATCTCTTTATATAGTTGCTTTTTCAGTTCAGGAGTGAGTCCGTTACTGAAAGCGTTCGCATGAGACAATGGGCTTTCCCCATGCTGTGGAGCTATGGTCTGAGTGGGTCTTGGTTTAGCATTGTTCTTAGCAACTCTCTCTCGATCTGATACAAAATTATCCTCTTGTGAAATCCCAAATCTCTTAATCGCTTTGTAGGCCGCAGCAGCTTGATTATAAAGATCTTTCGAATCGGCAATGGACTGAGCGAGTTCGGGCTCCATCTCACGCAACGACCGGATCGTTTCAGCGTTGACAACATCATCAAAGTCTGGGAAAGCTGAACGTATGCGATTCTCTGCTGTTGAAGTCGTAGAGCGTTGTTCGTAAGCATCAAGTTTACGTTGCATCTTAGAGATCTCTTTCTTAACGTGACGCCATTCAGGTAGGTCATCAGGATTAAGATCAACATCGTCATCCACAGGAACATTTTTGTTTTGTTGTGCATCTTCCATCTCTCTCAATCGAGCATAAGCTTCATCACGTTCACGCTCTGCACGAGCTCGAGCTTGACGAACTTCTTTAAAATTACGTTCTTGTGGGGTTTCAGTTTTAAGTTCAGAAGGATTTGGTTCAGAGGAGTCAACTGGGGGGATAGAATCCTCTGAACCAAACGTGTTTTGTGTTTGCTCTTGTAAGATATCAGCAATTTGATTTTCGTCCATTATCTTCCTTTCTCTAAAATTATTGAATTGGTTTTCTCACCGTTATACGCTTTGGCCATTGCTAAAAGCGTACCGTCTTCAAAATCCAATACAAAACTTAATAACTCACGTTCATCAGCAGGTATTTCTAGCGCACTGTCTTTAAGAAATTTACATGTGTCTTTAGATGGTATAACCCATATAAATTGTAAATGGTCGTCAGCAAATGAATAAGCATAAACAGCTTGGTCCCATTCAGGGGTGGGACATGTTGGTCTTGGGAAATAATAATGACGAAGAACATTCATCATTAATCGTTCTTTCTTGGTCAGTACAACAACAAAAAAATCTTGGTTAGTATAAAGTTTTTTACCACGCTCACAGGCCTCTATTACGTTTTCTTCATACTTCTCTTGCATAGCACGTTGTTGATCGACCAAATGGACCTGATCGTCTTTGTAGAGTAAGTCATGAGATAACTTACCAATCGTTTCTTTCTTTTCCATATCTCCTTTCAAATAAATATAGATCAAATAAACACAGAAGTGGGGTAGTGAGGACTACCCCGAACGTGAGCATGAATGAAGGTTAGCTTTTAACACGTACCTTTTTTCTTGTGCTTCTTCTTTTTGGATTCACCTTTTTTGGATTCACCAGCTTCAGATAGAGCAATTGCAACAGCTTGTTTTGGGTTAGTTACTTTTGGTCCTTTTTTGGATCCGCTATGCAACTTTCCCTCTTTTGCTTTATGCATTACTTTCTCTACTTTGGCTTTTTTGGCTTTCTTGGTGGATGGTTTCTTTTTCATAATTACCTCTTGTACGTACTAACGTATAAAATATGAATATTCACGATCAAGTTGTCTGTTATAACCCTTGTTAGCACGTGGTCCACGCATGTTGAACGGCTTACCATTAAGTTGATAAGCGATCTTAGTAGCGGGTCCCTTTTTACGTAACATTGCTGGCATAATTATGCTCCTTCGATTAAAACTCAGGGCTTACGCTTTTCTTGGTTTGAAGTGACGTTTCATTTGGTTGTAATCACCAGCAACTTGACGGTCGATACCAGTACCTGTGTCATCAATGTCTGGGTTAAATCCCGTATGTTCTTCATGCCACATATGATACTTAACTTCTTGAGGTAAGTTTGCAATAGCATGACGGTCTTCATTGATCATCTTTGAACCTTCATGTTCAAATTTACGACCTTCATGAACCATACCAGCTTCCATTCCATGATAATTGTCAGTCATATTTTTATGACCCTTCATTGGGTGCATACCATGACCATGGTGGTGTCTTTTTTTTGGCATTATTTATTCCTATGTAGTAACTGCCGAAGGTTTCTTCTTCGACAAGGTTTTATTAACAGGGCCTCTAACTACATTGCTAGACGGCGATTTTGCAGATGGCGATTTTGCAGATGGCGAATTTGTGGAGGACATTTTATTCTCCAAACCGCTCTCAGCAGCGTGGGAAAGATATATAAGTTTTTCTAGTTGCTCGATGTCGATTGAATCAATTTCTTTAAGCGCTTTAACTAGACTCAGCAATCCAAGATCATGGTCTTTCTCGGCAGCAGCACGTCGTTCAACAGCCAATGCACGATTCTCTTCGATACGCGATAGACGCTCTAGACCAAGTCCTTCATCAGCTGTAGCACGAGCCTTAGCAAGTTCAGTACGAGCAGCAGATTCAGTAGTCTCAGCTTGAAGTTGAGCTTGTTGAATTTGTTGTTGTTGTTGATTAGCTTCCATAACCGCTTTGATGAGCTCATTCTTGTTCTGTAAGGTACTGGCATCAAGTAATACATGATCAGGAATAAGAACACCCGCAGCTTTAAGTTCCATAAGTTGACTGAAGTTGAGTTGCTTTTGAGTAGTAGTATTCAACCCCTCTTCAACAGCCGCATCATAGGTACCAAAAGCTTGATTATAGAAAAGACCCGCAGGTTGAGCACCAATGATCTTTTGTACTTTACCTGGCGTGAAATTGCTTTGGATGATTCTCATACATATTTTGCCAAGAAGTTTTTGAGTGGTATCGAGTTGATCGAATAACTGTTGAAGTGTTGTAAGACCAGCACCTTGGCGTAACATAGATAATATGCCAGCTTTCTCGTCGGTCGCACTTCCCAGTAATTCTTCGTTAACACCAGAAATTTGTTGTATCTCATCACCAAGCATTTGAGACAACTGGATCATTGAAGGTGGTATCTGAGGAGCAATAATTTGTTCGACATCGGACATCTGCGCACTTTTCTTAAGTGCTAGACCCTTACCTTGACCAGAAAGGAAAATATCTTTTGGATTAACAAGAGCGTCTTCTTTATATTTGAATCCCGAGTTTATTTGAGATTCTAAAATATCGAGTTCAATCACCTTGCGTCGATTGTAAAGATACTGGCTATCTCGGAGGCCTCGAACCATTCCCTGAATGCGCCACGGATAAT